TTGTAGGAGGTCATTTTAGAGTACGTGAGTTAACAAAACTCGGATACAAAGAAGTTGAATGCGTAATAGTAGATTTAAACGAAGAAGATGAACGCGAATTGAATATTCGATTAAACGCAAACACTGGGGAATGGGATTGGGATAGTTTAGCGAATGAGTGGGATGCTGAACAGTTAGAAGACTGGGGGTTAGACGTTCCTATATTTAATAATGATGAATACGAAACAGCTTTAGGCGGTGAATCAATAAATATTACAAATGACTATATAGCACTAATTACAATACAAGAAAATAAAATTGTAGAAGCTGAAAGTTTGTTTAAAGAAATAGAATTGTTAAAAGATAATGGAGTTATTGAAGTAGCTATAAAATGATAAGAGCAGGCAGTAACAAAGCAACAAACAATGATTCTAAATACTTAGATTTAAAAATACAATTAAGGCTGGACGCTGTAAAAAAATTTGAAAGTGTAAATGTTTTAGATTGTTTTGCTGGGGATTCTGTTTTATGGAAAAAAGTTTACGAAAAAACGAACACTAAAATAAACAGATTTAAAATAGATGCTGATAACAGATATAATGTAGATTTTATTGGTAACTCTTTAACGTATATTAAAAATAATAATATAGATGATTTTAATATTATTGATTTAGATAGTTGGGGAAGTCCCGTTCAGCATTTAGAAATAATATTTAAAAGTAATTTTAAAGGTATTGTTGTTTGTACTTATTGCAGTCCCGTATTAATGAATCCAGATAAAATATTAGCTAAAACTTTTTATGGTGATATTTACGAAACGTGTAATAAAAAAACATTGCTTAATAAAGATATTGGTTTGATGTTTAAAACTTATTTATTCAAAAATAATATAAAAAATTACAATGGATTAATAAGTAAAAAGAAAATTTATTGTAGCTTTGAAATAAAGTAGTTATGGAAATTATAAAAAAACAAAACCAATTTATAACAAACGAAAAGCATTTAGAATATTTGCAAAGATTAAAAAGATGCCAAGAAAATCATTTAAACGGTGTTTTTAGCGTCAGTATTAAATTACATACTGCAAAACACAAAACTAAAACTAAAGACTGTTTAAAAGAAGATTTAGATATTTTAAATGTAATTAATGATTCAATAAGTTTTTACAAATAAACAATATAATGGCATACGACAAACAAAAGATATACGAACAAGCAAAAGAAATGATTGTTAAACACCGATTGTTTTTCTTTGACGATATTATAGCTTACTTACCTATTTCTTCAAGTACATTTTACGCTTGGGAAATGGAAAAATCGGAGGAGCTAAAAGAATTATTAAATCAAAATAGAACTGAATTAAAAGTTTCAATGCGTTCTAAATGGTACAAGTCAAACGCACCAGCTTTACAAATGGCTTTAATGAAACTAATTGCTTCGCCTGAAGAACTTCGTAAACTTGCTATGAATCACACGGTAACAGAAGAAGCTGAAAAACCGATATTTAATAAACTGGATTTAGATGTTGACTAAAACAACAGCTCAAAAGAAAATAGCACAATTAAGAAAAAGAGTTAGAATTATTCAAGGCGGCACGTCAAGTTCAAAAACGTTTACAATACTTTCTTTTTTAATTCAATACGCTATTGACAATCCGAACAGCGAAATTTCAGTAGTATCTGAATCAATACCACATATTAAAAGAGGAGCATTAAAAGATTTCATAAAAATAATGCGGTGGATAGGTAATTTCAACGAAGGTAATTTCAATCAGTCAAGTCTCACATATCGATTTAATAAAGGCAGTTACATTGAATTTTTTAGCGCAGACCAACCCGACAAATTAAGGGGTGCAAGGCGTGATATTTTATTTATAAACGAATGTAACAACGTCAACTTTGAGAGCTTTCAGCAACTGAATATTCGTACAAAGAAATTCATTTATTTAGATTTTAACCCCACCAGCGAATTTTGGGTACACAAAGAACTAAAAGACGAACCAGATAGCGATTTCTTAATTTTAACGTATAAGGACAACGAAGCGCTTGACGATAGTATTGTTCAACAAATAGAAAAGAACCGTTTAAAAGCGGAAACAAGCGCATACTGGGCGAATTGGTGGCGTGTCTACGGACTTGGTGAAATAGGAATGTTAGAAGGCGTTATATTTAGTAACTGGAAAACAATCGACATACTACCGAAAGACGCTAAATTAATCGGAATAGGTTTAGACTTCGGTTACACAAACGACCCAACTGCAATAATAGAAATATACAATTACAACGGTCAACGAATATTAAACGAATTGAAGTACCAAACGGGAATGCTTAATAGTGATATTGCAAAAGAACTACCGAAACACGTACCTGTATATGCTGATTCGAGCGAACCTAAAAGCATTGAAGAAATAAAGCGTTACGGAATAACAATTAAAGGCGTTACAAAGGGCAAGGATTCAATAAACTACGGAATAGATGTTATGCAACGTCAAGAATATTTAGTTACGTCTAACAGCGTTAATTTGATTAAAGAACTACGTGCCTACTGTTGGGACACGGATAAAACGGGAACACGTTTAAACAAACCGATTGACACTAACAATCATGCTATAGATGCGCTGCGATACCACGAAATGGAAACGTTAGGATTGAATTCTAACTACGGCAAGTATCATATTTGGTAAATAAATAATAGTTCGCACCCGTTCAAGTATGCAAATAGTGTAAATAAAATCTACATACTACAAAAACACGAATAAAAAGTTAATTAATAAGATGAAAACAGAAATTGTAATACCTACTTCATTAAGTGAAATACCTCTAAAGAGTTACCAAGAATTTATGAAGGTAGTTGAAAAGTCGAACGATGAAGAATTTATAGGTCAAAAGACTATCGAAATATTCTGTGGTTTAAAAATGAAAGACGTAGTTAAAGTAAAATGGAGCGACGTTAAAAGTTTGACCCTACATTTAAACGAAATATTCAAAGCAAAGCCTAAATTTCAAGCTACCTTTAAAATTGAAAATACTGAATTCGGTTTTATTCCTAATCTGGAAGATATGACCTTTGGAGAGTATATTGATTTAGAAAGTAATATTTCAAGCGTAGAAACTTTTCACAAAGCTATGGCGGTTATGTACCGACCTATTACAAAGAAAGTAAAAGACCGATACGAAATATTTGAATATACGGGTACGGATGAATTTAGCGATGTAATGAAGTTCGCACCGTTAAATGTTGTCTTAGGTGCAACGGTTTTTTTTTCGACTTTAGGAAGCGACTTAGTACAACATACGCTTACCTCTTTGGAGACGGAGATAAAGAAGAATCCGAAGATAATGACTTTAGCGAAAGAACGCAATTTAATAAACGATGGGGATGGTACAATTCAATCTATGCGCTTTCTCAGGGAGACGTTACAAAGTTTGATGAAGTTACCCGACTGGGAGTTAGAAAGTGTCTTACCTACCTTACTTATGAAAGACAAAAAAGAGAAATAGAAGAACGAGAATTAAAAAAAATACAAAGATATGGCTAATTATTACACTGTTTTAGATACGTTAAAAACAAACTTAGAAAACGATCCATTCGTAAACACGATAACGCAAGGCGATATATTTGCGGTCGATTTAGCAAAGCAAACAATATTTCCTTTAGTTCATATTATAGTAAACAACGCAACTTTTGAAAGTAATATAATTCGTTTTAACGTGAGTTTAATGGCAATGGATATTGTCAATAAGTCAAAAGACGAAGATACAAATATATTCGACGGTAACGATAACGAAGTATACGTGCTTAATACTATGCTTTCAGTTCTAAACAGATTGTACGAAGAACTACGAAGGGGCGATTTATTTACCGATGCTTTTCAAGTAGACGGTAATCCAACTTTAGAGGCGTTTGCTGAAAGATTTGAAAACTATTTAGCTGGTTGGACTATGACTTTTGATATTTTAGTTCCTAACGAAATGACTGTTTGTTAATGAGTGAAAGATTAAAAGCCTTAGAGAAGTTTCGTGATTTAGTAGTAGCTGAAGCGAAAGCTAATTTACAAAAGATGGGTAAAGATACCAGCGGTAAATTAAGAAATTCAATAAAGGGCGATGTTAAAGAAATGCCTAATTCAATAGGTGTTTATTTTGAGATGGAACCTTACGGTAATTTTCAAGACAAAGGGGTTTCAGGTGTTAAACAAAAATTTGATACACCGTATTCTTATAAAACTAAAATGCCACCACCGAGTGCTTTCGATAAATGGATCGTTAGAAAAGGAATAGCGCCACGAAGCGCAACGGGTAAATTTCAAAGCAGAAAAGGATTACAATTTGCAATTGCTAAAAGTGTATTCAAATACGGAATAAGACCAAGTTTATTTTTTACTAAGCCATTTGAAGCAGCCTACAAAACTTTACCTGATACGTTAATAGATAAATACGGATTAGATGCCGAACAACTGTTAAATGAAATATTAGACCAAAATTTAAAGAATATAAAATGAGTATTTTTGCACGTTCACCTTATATAGTAGAAATATCCGAAACGGGACAAGACGGTTCTAAATTAGAAGTATTTATTTGGAATGGCACTGGGAGCGCACCAGCTTTACCAAGTTACACTTTGAGTAAATTAATACCAGCTTCAAACAACGTAAACACGTATTATAATATCAGTCCGTACATAAGGGAGTATATCAGTTGGAATACAAGACAAGAAATTTATAATACTTTTCCAGCAAGTCAAACTACGCAATGGTGTAACGTTCAATTAAAAAGATACAAATTAGACGGGGGTGTTTACACGTTATTAAGTACAAATTCATATGTAGCTTATGATGGTTTTGGGTGGTACGAACAAGGGTACAATTACACACCTACCTACGATATATTACACGACGAGGGTACGTTTTTCTATTACTACGATGGCACGAATCCAAGTTCAAATTCAAGTAGAAGGGCGGGACATATAATGGTAAAAACTGCGACAAGCTACAAAGCGAAGTACA